CGCACACAGCTAATGATGGCCTTGCATGCGCCAAAGGCCACCCAGAAGCTTTTGTCGATCCTAGACGATCCTACGGCCTTGGGCGCCAAGAACTTGCTGGCGGCCACCAAGGAAATCCTTGATCGCGCAGGCGTAATCAAGCAGGAGCGCCTAGAAATCAAAGCAGGAGCAGGCGCAGATGGGGCCAACAATGGCGCCATGTTCATCTTGCCGCCCAAGCTTGTCAATCCACAGCAAGATGATGATCAAGATGACGATGATGCTAATGACGGCGCCGCCAAATGACAAAACCGCCTCGCAAAAAACACAAGAAAACCAAGCACGGCAAAATCCTTGGCGCCAACTCTGGCGAACGCCCACAGCTACAAGAACGCAAGCGCATAGCGGCATCTGTATTCTATGCGGCCAATCCGGCGCCCCCAGACCTTCTAAGCCACATGGCGTACGATGGTCTAGTCCCCCAGCAGATTTATGATGACATCTGGAAAATCCTCAACAACCCCATCCATATCCCTATTGGATATACATTCTTTGTAGATTTTGTAGAAAAGAGTGGGGCGTCTTCCCTTGACGAACAGGGCCGCAAGGAGTATGCGCGCATCTTTGTGCCGCACTGGCCTAGTATTCTTGTACTGCACCAAGCCTTCGACAAAATAAATCAAGGCCTGTCCTTTGGCGAAGCGGCCACTTGGCTGATTAGCCAGCCGCCGTTTCAAAATCGCAAATCCATGACGGCAGCGGCCTTGCGCAATGTTTGGCTGAAGGTATACAAGCGCAAGGTAGACAACTTTGAAACAGACAGCGAAATAGGAATGCGCCTTAACTTGTTGCGCGAAAGAAGCGATGCGCTCAAGCCCAAGGATTCTGTACAGAAAAAGGCGTTTGAGTTGCGCAAGCAACGCAGGGCGGCGGCCAACAAGATAACCAGACTAGAGTCAAAACTAAGGGAATTAAACAATCCGGCGCCAGCGCCCGCGCCAAAAAAGGGCGCAAAGAAGAATACACCCTTAAATAATGTAGATACACCCTCAGATAATACAGTTACACCCTCAGATAATACAGCTACACCCAAACGGACTAAGTCCGCCCCCAAAGAAATTATCTTTGAGCCAAACCCCGGACCTCAGACAGAATTTCTGGCGGCGCCAGAGCGCGAAGTCTTGTATGGCGGTGCAGCAGGGGGCGGCAAGAGCTATGGACTGCTGGCTGACCCAATGCGGTATTTTGGGCATAAGCAATTCAATGGGCTGATCTTGCGGCGCACAAACGATGAATTGCGGGAATTGGTGTGGAAGTCCCAAGAAGTATACCCTAGGGCGTATCAAGGCGCCAAGTGGCAAGAAAAGAAAAGCCAGTGGGTCTTTCCATCTGGGGCGCGCCTATGGATGACGTACTTGGAGCGCGAAGAGGACGTTCTACGCTACCAAGGCCAAGCGTTTTCGTACATAGGCTTTGATGAGTTGACGCAACATGCTACGCCGTTTTCGTGGAACTACATGCGCTCAAGGCTTCGTACAACGGCGCCTGACTTGCCCATTTATATGCGGGCCACATCCAACCCCGGCGGGCCGGGCCATCAGTGGGTCAAACGCATGTTTATTGACCCTGCGCCGCCCAATAAGGCGTTTCCGGCCACAGACATTGACACAGGCAAGGTTTTAGCGTACCCAGAGTCACATGCGCGCAGTGGGCGGCCCTTATTCTATCGGCGCTTTATTCCGGCCACGTTGCGCGACAATCCGTATCTATACGAAGAGGGTTCGTACGAAGCAAACCTTCTGTCGCTGCCCGAAATGCAGAAGCGCCAATTGCTGGAAGGGGATTGGGCAATTGCTGAAGGGGCGGCCTTTAAAGAGTTTAGACCAAGCTTGCATGTCATTGCGCCTTTTGAAATACCGCACACGTGGCGCAGGTTTAGATCGTGCGACTTTGGGTATTCTTCGTACAGCGCAGTGCATTGGTACGCTATTGACCCAGCATATGAAACACTCTATGTTTACAGGGAATTATATGTGGGACAACATACGGCCAAAGAATTGGCGCGGACTATTTTGCAGGCCGAAGATGGCGAAAACATTTCGTACGGCGTCTTGGATTCATCGTGTTGGCACAATCGTGGTCAGATTGGCCCTAGCATTGCCGAAGAAATGATATCTATGGGGTGCCGCTGGCGCCCATCAGATCGTACAAATGGGGCGCGTGTGGCTGGGCGCAATCGCTTGCATGAATTGCTGAAGGTAGACGATACCACAGATGCGCCAAAGATTTTGTTTTTTAATACGTGCCGCCAAATTATTGCGGATTTACCTGTAATCCCTACAGACCCTAAAGGCACAGACGATATTGATCCGCGCTTTGCGTCCGACCATTCCTACGATTCCATACGCTACGGAATCATGTCGCGGCCACGTGGTTCATCGCCGTTTGATGATTGGGCTGGGGATGGCGCCAAGACGGGCGCTAGGGCCAGTTGGGTACCTGCTAGCATAAGGTTTGGGTATTAGATATTTAGATATAAATTGGTAAAGGAAATAAGCAACATGGCTTTAATGTCAAAAGGGGATGCCCCCCAACAGCCTATAGATGCCGAATCGGCGGATTCTTCGTACTTGCCTAATTCTACAGATGAAGATTTTTATGCGCTGACGGATTGGATTGAATCAAAATATAATAAATCAGACACGTGGCGCCAGCAGGATGAAGAGCGCTGGCTAAAGGCATACCGTAACTACAGGGGCTTGTACGGCCCTGATGTGCGTTTCACAAGCGAAGAAAAGTCGCAGGCGTTTATCAAGGTAACTAAAACCAAGGTGTTGGCCGCTTATGCGCAGATTGTCGATGTCCTTTTTGCAGGATCAAAGTTTCCGATTGCTATTGAAACTCCTAATTTCCCAGTTGGCGCAGAAGATTCTGTGTACTTTGATCCAAAAGAAGTGCAGGCGCCAAAGAAATCAGCCCGAAAATCGACAATTACGCGCCCAGAACTCAATGAGCGCCTTGGAATTTACAAGACCACCTTGGAAAGAGTGGAGGGGGATGCCCTAAAACAAGGGCCGGGCCTGACACCAACGTCCTTTATGTTTGAGCCAGCCAAGGACACGGCGCGGCGCATGGAAAAAATGATCCATGACCAGCTAGATGAAAGCAATGCTAGTACGCATTTGCGCAATACTGTGTTCGATATGGCGCTTTTTGGCACTGGCATCCTAAAAGGGCCGTTTGCGTATGATAGGGAATACCCAAAATGGAATGAAGACGGCGAATACACGCCGGAATTTAAGACTATTCCTAAGATAGAAACTGTGTCTATCTGGAATTTCTATCCAGATCCTGACGCTAAAAGCGTAGAAGAAGCCGAATACGTAATTGAGCGGCACCGCATGAGCCGTTCACAAATGCGCGGCCTAAAGAATCGGCCTTTTTTTAGGGAAGATGCCATTGAAGACGCCATCGACAAGGGCGTCAACTATACTCAGAAGTATTGGGAAGAAGCCCTAGAAGATCAACAGACCACTTATCAGATAAATCGCTACGAAGTCCTAGAATACTGGGGCGTAATGGACAAAGAATTGGCGGAACTAGCCGATTTGGATATTCCTGCGGAATTGAGCGACAAAGATCAGCTACAAGTCAACGCATGGATCTGTAACGGCGAAGTATTGCGCCTTGTACTAAACCCTTTTACGCCTAGCCGCATTCCGTACCATGCCGTTCCGTACGAAGTAAATCCCTATTCCTTTTTTGGTGTAGGTTTGGCCGAAAATATGGAAGATACCCAAGAAATTATGAATGGGTTTATGCGCATGGCAGTAGATAATGCGGCGCTGTCTTCCAATCTGCTAATTGAAATAGATGAAACAAACCTAGTGCCGGGCCAAAGCCTTGATGTATATCCGGGCAAGATTTTTAGGCGGCAAGCTGGGGCGCCGGGCCAAGCTATTTTTGGTACTAAATTTCCTAATGTGACCAATGAATGCTTGATGATGTTTGACAAGGCGCGTCAACTTACAGACGAAGCTACAGGCATGCCTTCGTACGCGCATGGTATTGGTGGCGTTATGGGCGTTGGGCGCACGGCGTCTGGTATGTCGATGCTGATGGGGGCGGCGGCCCAAAACATTAAGGCTATTGTACGAAATGTAGATGATTATTTGCTGGGGCCGTTGGCCAAAGCGCTTTTTGCGTTTAATATGCAGTTTAATTTCGACAAGGAATTTGCAGAAGGCGCCTTTGAAATTTCAGCAAAAGGCACAGAATCCTTGATGCGCAACGAAGTGCGATCACAGCGACTTCTTCAGTTCATGCAAATGACGGCCAATCCGCTAATGACGCCATTCGTCAAGTATGACTACATTTTGCGCGAATTGGCAGCATCTATGGACTTGGATGAAGAAAAGATTCTGAATGATCCGCGTGAAGCGGCGATTCAAGCGACAATGATGGCCAAGATTGTGGCCATGATGCCTCAACAACAGCCTCAACAGCCCCAACAACCACAGCAGGCCGCTGGCGGCGTACAAGGCGGCCCAATGGCCCCAGAAGCGGCAGTGCCGCCTGTGCCGCAGGAAGCTGGGTTTACTGGAGGTGGCGGCGGAAGTCCTCAAGCGGCAGCGGCTAATGTGCAAGCGGCAGCGGCAGGGCCACAAGGACTACCTGTTTAATTATTTAATCATACCACCCATAAATAATTATGGCATCCGCTACAAAAACTAAGCCCGCCTTGTGGAAAAAGATTGTGGCCCAAGTAAAATCTGGGGAAAAAGGCGGTGACGCAGGCGAATGGTCGGCGCGTAAAGCGCAGCTTGCTACCAAAAAGTACAAGGACGCAGGCGGCGGCTACAAGGGCAAAAAGTCTTCTGATAATTCTTTAGCTAAGTGGACTAAGCAAGAATGGCGCACGTCAGACGGCACTAAGAGCAAAGGCAAAAAAAGATATTTACCAGATAAGGCGTGGGATTCTTTGTCGAAGGGCGAAAAGGCGGCAGCCAATCGCACAAAAAAGGCGGGGAACAGTCAGGGTAAGCAGCATGTGCCGCTACCCAAAAAAATAAGTAAGAAAGTAGCCAAACACAGATAACAATAGCCTAGAGGGGAGCTTTGTACGATGACGCAGAAAGATTGGCGTGACCTGTTGCCGTTAGTCAACAATCAAGAATTCTACCAGTTGATTCAGATGTATGCCAAGGAGCGCATAGAAACTTTGCGCAACCAGTTGGAAATGACGAAGGGCGATGATAATTTTTCACTTGTACAAGGTAAGCTTTTAGAAGCTAGGCTTTTATTGTTATTGCGCGAAACGGTAATTCAGAATGCCAAGTAGAAACACTATCTTAGATAGGTTTAATAGTACGCCAGACATTAGTACTACTAGGGAGCAAGAAAGCTTTGATTTTTTAAGTTTGCTGGGGGATTTGGCGTCCAAAGCATCCAAAAAAGGTAGTGCTGTGATCGACTTTGTCGCCAATCCTAGGGAAACAGCCTTGGATGAGCCGACATATGATGAACAAAACAGGCTAGTAGTCAAAGAGCCTGTACAAAGAAAAATCAATTTTGATAATTGGTTTAAGGATTCTAAGGTTGTTGGTAAAGACGGTAAGCCTTTGATTGTGTACCACTCAGGGGATTTTGATGAAACTTTAAATCCTATATTCAATGATTCGCTTCAAGGCGTTCATTTTGGCACAAAAGCGGCGGCTTACGACAGATACAAAGGCAAGCCCACAGAAGATTTCGTACGAAATGCAGATGTCTACTACAGTGACCAAGAAGGCGGATGGGTATGGGACAGTGACGGCCAAGAGTCTTTGACTTCCTTTGGCTCAGAAGAAATGGCGCGACAAGACTTGGATTCGGCGGCGCTAGAAATAGAAGCTAACACTGGCGAAATAGACGAAGATCAATTTGATCAAGATACTACAAAAGTGTTCTTGTCTATACAAAATCCTAAATACACAAATATTGACGCTGGGTCTGATTGGTCTGAGGTAATTGAAAAAGCTAAAAAACAAGGCCATGACGGTATTATTTATACTAATAAGTACGAAGATCCGGGGTCTAAGTCCTACATTATTTTTGATTCTAAGCAGGCCAAGTCTGTCAAGAACAAAGGTGGCTTTGATCCAGACAACCCAGATATTTTGAGTTTTAAATCTATAGATGACAAAGACGCTATTTCAGCCAATGAAGGAGGATTGATGGAAGCTACTGGCGACATGACAACCAAGGGCCGCGAAGTATTTAGGGAAGGTGAAGTACAATATTCTGAAAAGACTGTCACTTTTCAAATGGAAGACGGTAAGTGGGTTACGATTCCTTCTGTGGATAAAGAAGGCAATGAAATGCCGCAGGAAGCCTTAGAAAAATTTGTAGCAGAAAATGGCCCAGTAGACCCAGTTACAGGCGCAGAATTGCCTACGTTTGACAGCGTAGAGCAAGCCACTGAGTATGCTGTACAAAGAAGCCAAGACCTGTTGCCGCCAGAACCTCAAATGCCTGCTGAAATGTATCATGGCGGCTTGATGGGCGGCGAAGAAGGCGAAGGCGAATGTGGCTGTGCTGCGTGCCAAATGAAAAAGATGATGGATTATGTACAAGAAGATATGTCTAGCATGTTTGCGCCACTTTCCGGCATGGGCATGGTGGGTATTGACCCTGTTTCGGGCAACCAAGTTCCGGCGGGTTCTGGCCCAGATAATGTTAGAGATGATATCCCTGCTGTGCTTAGTGATGGTGAGTATGTTGTACCTGCAGATGTTGTACGCTATCACGGGCTAAAGCACTTGGAACAGATGCGCCAAGAAGCCAAGGCAGGCTTGATGGCCATGCTGATGGAAGGACAAATTCAAACCATTGAAGAAGAGGAGGAAGCATACAGCAAGTCGGACATGGAAGGCGAACAGGAAGTGGAACTATCCGAAGAGGACGCCGAAGATGGCGAAGGATACGAAACTTACGAAACGCCGGAAGGAGTCGAAGTAGATCAGCCCGAAGTAAAAGTTACTTCAAGCGGCATGATGATGTTTAAGCCAGTAAAGAAACTGGCTTTTATGCGAACCTAGTAAACATAGACACAAACCAGTAAAATAGATATGGCTAAATACCAGAACCCTTACAAACAACAAGAAGAAAATGACGGCTCAGACACTACGTATTCGCAGGATGTGGCCGTAGCAGAAGCAAACGCACCAGACAGTGAAGACGCTACTTTTAAGAAGCGCTACGGTGATTTGCGGCGCCACATGCAGCAAAGCATGGCGCAAAAAGACCAAGAACTTGCGCAAATGCGGGCGCAACTAGATTCTGCGACACGTAAGCAAATTAAGTTTCCTAAAACGGAACAAGAAGTTGCGGAATGGGCGGCGCGTTATCCTGACGTAGCTAAAATTATTGACACAATTGCCCAGAAGCGGGCGCAAGAAGTACTGCAAGTAGGCGAACAAAAACTGCAGCGCGTTCAGCAATTGGAATTGCAATTGGCGCGGGACAAGGCCGAAGCCCAACTAATCAAGCTGCATCCAGACTTTAATGAAATCCGCGAAGATTCTGAGTTTCATGATTGGGTGGCGCAACAGCCGCAATGGGTGCAGGATTCTTTGTACAAGAACCAGACGGACGCAATGGCTGCCGCTAGGGCCATTGACTTGTACAAGAGCGATACCAAAAAGAAGCCTGTGCGCAGATCGGCGGCGGCCAATAGTGTAGGGCGTACATCTTCGTCTATTACGCCAAATACTGGGCGCGCAAGGTTTAAGGAAAGTCAAGTAGAGCGCATGTCCGCGCATGAATACGAACAGAATGAGGAAGCCATCATGGCAGCAATCAAAGAAGGTTCGTTTGAATATGACTTGACAGGAAGTGCTAGATAATCTAAATAAATAAAATTATCTTGATTTGTTTTGTTTTTTTATATGGTTGCTGGTAGCCGCGCTCTAAGGCGTCCTACCTACCAGCAATTTTGTATAGCAGAAGAAGATTGCAGGGAAATTTCTAGTTACCTGTATGACTCTTAGCCCCTGCCTGCAGTAGCACTTAGCGCTTATATCGCTACTGCAAGCTAGCCCACCTAAGATTGTAGCAGCCCTAGTACTCCACATCATTCTTCCTAATCAGTGTAGTCTTAATGGCGGTATAGTCGCCATTCTAAACAATTAGATTGAATTAAAAAGAGGTTACTATGGCTTTCGCAGCCGCTTCATCGCCAGCATGGCAGAACTTACCTAACGGTAATTTTTCACCCGTTATTTACAGCCAAAAAGTCCAAAAGGCTTTCCGCAAGTCTTCTGTAGTAGAAGATGTGACCAACACCGATTATATGGGCGAAATCGCTAACTATGGCGACAGTGTCCGTATCATCAAGGAACCAGAAATCACAGTAAGCACCTACGAAAGAGGTACTGTACTAGCCAAAACAAACTTGGCAGACGCAGACTTTACAATGGTTGTCGATCAAGCGAACTACTATATGTTCAAGATTGACGATATTGAAACTGCGCACAGCCATGTAAACTTCATGGACTTGGCTACAGATCGTGCTGCGTACCGATTGCGCGACACCTTCGACTCAGAAGTCCTAGGGTATTTGGCTGGTTATGTGTATGACGCTTCAAACAGCCGCTGGATTGTACGTAGCACCACCAATGGTACTAAATCCAATACATCCGCAGGCACAGACGAATTGTTGGCCGCCAACAAGTTGAGCATTACTAACTTTGGTGGATCAGCAGTAGCTGGTACAACTGGAGCAACTGTCAATGCGCTGACTGCAATTCCTATTGCTTCTACAGCAGGGGCTGCCAATAGCGGTATTGTAACTCCACTTACCATTCTGAATCGCATGGGACGCTTGCTGGATGCAGCTAACGTAGATTCTGCGGATCGTTGGTTTGTGGCTGATCCAGTGTTCTACGAAATACTGATGGACGAAAATTCTAAATTCGTTGATCGGGACTTTGGCGGCAATTCAGAAATCCGCAATGGGCGCGTAGGTGAAGGTTTGATTAGAGGATTTAGAGTATACAAATCCAATAACCTAGCTTTCTTTGGTACTGGCGCAGGCACTGTTACTACCCTAGGTTCACGTACTAACTTTGGACTAGTTGTAGCGGGCCATCAGTCTGCTGTATCAACTGCCCAGCAGTTGTCCAAGACTGAGTCCTACCGTGACCCAGACAGCTTTGCTGACATTGTACGCGGTATGCAATTGTACGGACGCAAGATCCTGCGGCCAGAAGCAATTGTAACTGCCAACTACAACTTGGCGTAAGCTTCCTTCCTTCTTTTCTTGGTCAGGCTACTTTTTTCTGGTAGAAGTAGCTTGGCTAGCCCCCTGTCTTTACGCCCCTCTAAAGATGGGGGGGTCACTTTACTTCAAGGCTTTGTATGGCTGGGTCTACGTACTTAAATCTTACAAATCAATTGCTGCGGCGCTTAAACGAAGTAGAAATTGCAGATGTAGATTTTGCGGGCGTACAAGGCGTACAGGCGTTGGCCAAAGATGCTATCTTGGCGGCTATCCGCTACATCAATCAAAATGAATACGAATGGCCCTTTAATGCTGCAAACACCAATCAAGTATTGAGTGTTGCCGTAAAGGAATACAGTTGGATTGCTAACTTTAAAGTAGTCGATTGGAATTCATTTCAACTACAAAAAGATGACGCCCTAGGCATAGGCTACAGTACTTTGCGGTATATTGAGCGCGATGAATACTATGCGCGGTACCGCGACACAGACTTTGAGGCAGGCGCCACAGGCAGCGGGGTACCCCTGTTTGTATTTCCGGCGCACGGCACAGGCTTTGGTGTGTCGCCTTCGCCAGATAAAGCCTACACGGTAAACTATAGATTTTATTTAAGTTCCGACTACCTAGTGAATCACTACGATACTACGCGCATTCCCACACAGTACGATTCCATAATCATAGATGGCGCCTTGTATCATATGTATATGTTTAGGGACAACAATGAGGCGGCCAGCATTACTTTAAATGTGTTCCAGCAGGGCATTAAGAATATGCAAGGCTTGCTCATCAACCAGTACGACCACGTTACAGACACTAGAATACTGACGCCCAAGCGCAGTAGTTCTGTGGCATTTTTTTAGTAGGATATTGTAGCGCGCTATGCCTGACAGAATTCAGTCCTACAAAGTAGTTTGCTCTGGCGGCCTAAACTCCAATGAAAACCATTTGGAGTTGTCCGACAATCAGCCGGGCGCAGCCACGCGCCTAGTGAATTATGAAGTTAGCTTGTATGGTGGGTACCGCCGCATTGAAGGTTTTACAGAATACAATAGTAGTTATCCAGAAGTAGGCGCAGGCGTAGCAGAAGGGCCAGTACTATGTACGGCCATCTTTAAAAGTGATACGCAAGGCACCATAGTCATTGCGGCCCGAAAAGACATTGGCGCCGCCACATACAGCTTTTATAGGCATGTGCCTAATGCCGCATGGGTAAAATACGATTTGACTGCTGCCGCATTAAGCCATGCTACAGATATTGTGCGTGCCACTACAGATGGCGTAGGTACGGTCAATAAGATCCGATTTACTAAATTTAACTTTGGATCTTCTTTAACTGGAGTGGCAGGCGCATCCACAAACCTAATTGTTTTTGTAGATGGGGTTAATCATGCGATCATTACGGATGGGGTCCACTGGGACTTACTCAAGTCCACAGGGAATGGCACGCCGCATACGCCCGGTGGTGCTGCGGTACTAAACAAACCATCCTTGGTAGATAACTTTGAAAACCATTTGTTTTTGGGCGG